AAAACTAAAAATATTTATATTTATATATGTAAAAGGCATCATATGAAAAAGAAAAATATTTTAGCAGAAAACATGAAAAGATTCGCAACCAAGAATCTTGCAGAACAAGAAGAGCCGTATCAAACCCTAGGACAAAAAGGTGAAATACCAATGCTTGACCCAGAAGCAGACACAGCTCATTCCGAACAAACTCTTGACCTATTAGCTAAGTCATATGAGCAAATTAAACCAAAACGACTTGATATGTCTGAGTTTAAAAATGATGTTCGCGACCTTGTTTCTATTTACAAAGACAAACCAGTTGATACAGCAACTATGACTGCTTATATGAATGCATTTAGAGAATTGTATCCAACCGTCCAAACACGTTCAGATTTTAAAGGCATTTTGACTACTGTTACTAATAAAATAGCACATTTGTTAGGACATGCAAGAAGCATAGAACAAGGAGATACAAGCAATTACGGGTATCGTGTACACCCATGGCAAAAATCAAAAGGTATATAATTAGCAACCCAAACAATAATTAAACAATTAAACATTTATCTTGGATTAACGTCCAAAACTTATTATAATAATTTAAATAATTAATCTTTTTACTAATTTAAACAATTAAGGAGTACTTACTATGGCACTAGATTTAGATGCAATTAAGAACAAACTAAGTTCACTGAACAATCAAGACAACAAGAAGTCTAACCTATGGCGACCGACAGAGGGCAAGCAGCGTATCCGCATTGTACCTTACGTTCACCGCAAAGAAAATCCATTCCTGGAACTTTATTTTCACTACGACATTCCAAAGCGTAGTATGCTTTCCCCGATTACTAACGGTAATCCAGATCCAATTGTAGAATTCGCTGATAAACTTAAAAAGACCGGCGACAAAGATGATTGGATGATGGGTCGAAAAATTGAGCCGAAGATGAGAACATATGTTCCTGTCATCGTAAGAGGTAAGGAAGAAGAAGGCGTTAAATTTTGGGGATTTGGGAAAACAATCTACACAGAACTTCTTTCGATCATTGCTGATCCAGATTATGGAGATATCACTGATTTGAGAAATGGACGTGATATTGATGTAGAATTTACACCTGCAGAAGGAGGAGGATATCCTAAGACTGCAATTCGTGTGAAGCCAAATCAATCTGCAGCTACTGAAGATAAAGCCGTTGCAGAGCTTATCATGAAGCAGCCTAAGATTGAGGATATCTATCCAGAGCCTGAGTATTCAGATCTTGAAGATGCTCTTAAAGCGTGGATGAATCCAGAAAATGCTGATTCGGATGTAGAACAAGAAACTTCGTCTACAACAACAGATGAAGTTGCATCAGAATCACCAAAAGCGACAGCAACATCAGATGTAGGAGCTGCATTTGATGATCTTTTCAATGAATAAATAACAAGGAGCAATTTATGGCTAAAAAGTCAAAGAGTAAGGATGAACTGGAAGATTCATTAGCAGAAACATTAGCAGAAGCAGTTAATACACAGTTCAAAGGTCAAAATTACAAGACCGCATTCTTTCTTGAAGGTGATAATGATGCTCCGACCAATGTAAAGGAATGGATATCGTCAGGACACTCAATGTTGGATTTGGCGATATCCAATCGTCCTCATGGAGGATTTCCGGTTGGAAGGATCACAGAAATTACTGGGTTAGAAGCTTCGGGTAAGTCGCTATTAGCAGCTCACACGTTAGCAGAAACTCAAAAGAGAGGTGGATTAGCAGTTTACATTGATACTGAGTCTGCAACATCGGCGGAGTTTTTAACTGCTATTGGCGTTGATCTAAAATCAATGCTTTATGTACCTTTAGAAACAATTGAAGAAATTTTTGAAACTATTGAAACAATTGTTGAAAATGTACGTAAGTCTGACAAAGACAGATTAGTTACAATTGTAGTTGATTCAGTAATGGGTGCATCTACAAAGCAAGAAATGAGCATGGAATATGATAAGGATGGTTATGCAACATCTAAATCTATTATTCTTTCAAAAGCCATGAGAAAGGTAACTAACTGGATTGCAAGAGAGCGAATTTGTTTGATTTTTACAAATCAGCTTCGTACTAAAATGGGAGTTATGTTTGGCGACCCATGGACAACATCAGGCGGCAAAGCAATTCCTTTTCACTCATCAGTAAGACTTCGTCTCAAAAACATGGGGCAAATCAAAGCGAAAGTGAGAGGCCAGGAACAAGTTGTTGGCATCAAGACACGTGTTACGGTTGTTAAGAATCGTATGGGACCGCCACTTCGTAGTATTGATTATGAAATCTATTTTGATTCTGGCATTGACAACTATGGCGGATGGCTCAAAGTAATGAAAGATTTTAAACTTGTTAAGCAGGCAGGAGCATGGTATACATATGAAGATATTGATGTGAATACCGGTGAAGTGTTTAAAGAATTCAAGTTTCAATCAAAAGATTTCTTCGAGGTTATAGAAGATGCAGAAATCAGAGAACGTTTGTATAATAGAATATGCAATGAATACATATTCAAATATCAAGCAGGTGTTGATGGTGGCATTGATGATGTAACGATTGATGAAGAAGTTATCAACGAAGAAGGATAACTATATCAACCAACAGAAGGCCGGGGAGAAATCCTCGGCTTTTCTTGTTTATGTTCTAAAGTTTCATTATAATATAATTATATGAATAAGTATCAGAAGTTATTTAAAGAGATGAAGGAAGAAAAGCCTTCATTAGATCAAAACGTTGATGATCGATTATTAGTATTCGATGGCTTGAACACGTTTATTAGAGCATTTGGAGCAACCCCGGCAACAAATGAAGATGGAGACCATATTGGCGGTATTACAGGATTTTTATATTCTATTGGCAAGTGCGTACGTGATTTTAAACCCACTCGTTGTGTTGTTGTTTTTGACGGTCGCGGAGGCTCGAAAAGAAGAAAAACAATCAACAAATCATACAAAGCAAATCGAGCAAATCGAACAAGATTAAGACGCCATGACCACGCAATGGCTACTATTGAAGATGAGCAAGAAGCTATGCGTCATCAATTTTCAAGATTAGTATCTTATCTAGATAATTTGCCAGTAACATTTCTTGCAATTGATGGAATTGAAGCAGATGACACTATTGCATATATTGCTGAATTATATCGAGAGAAAAGCAAAGAAATTACAATAGTATCCACTGACAGAGACTTTTATCAAATGGTAGACCACACAATCAGAGTATGGTCACCAATCAAAAAGAAAATGTATACTGCTGACACAGTGCATGAAGAATTTGGCGTAACTCCTCAAAATTATGTAGTGTACCGTACATTTACAGGTGATAAGTCTGATAACATTGAAGGTGTTCGTGGTATCGGCCCAAAGACATTATTAAAACATGTTCCAGAACTTGCAAGTCAAAAAGAATTTACTCCTGACGAAATGTTTGAAAAGTCAGAACAATTGTTGGATGAATCTAAGACTTATAAAAAGATTATCGAAAGTCGTGATGTCATAGAACAAAATTATCAGCTTATGAATCTTAAGCTCTTAGACTTTTCAGCAACACATACATCCAACATCAGAAGAATTTTAGAACAACCCATTCCGCCTCTAAACAGAGCAGAGTTTCAACGACTGTTCATGGAAGATAAGATGTGGACTACTATGAAGAATGCACCAGATTGGTTGAATAAAACATGGTTGTCTCTTCACGCTTTTGCTCAACAAACGCAAAAGTAACATTTGTATATACAAATTTTTTTATTATAATGATATATGACAGATAAATTATCGGAGTATGGGTTTGGCTTTCAGGTGAAAGTTTTAGCTGCAATGTTTACGGATAGAACATTCCTGCAGCAGATAGCAGATATCATACAACCAGAATACTTTGAGTCAGAATCAAATAGTTGGATTCTTGACATTATATTGGGGCATTTCAGAACGTATAAAACACCCCCAACTAAAGATGTACTCAAGGTCAAAGTAACAGAGATAGAACATGACGTTCTAAAAGTTGCGGTCGTAGAGCAGCTTAAAGAAGTATTTCGATACATGGAGTCTGATGACTTATCATTTGTAAAGGATGAAATACTTAGATTTTGTAAGAATCAAGAAATAAAACATGCAATCATGGATTCTGTCAATTTATTAAAGATTGGCAACTATGACGAAATCAAGACAAAAATTGATTCGGCAATGAAAGCTGGTGCTGACACTGACATTGGCCATGAATATAAATCACAAGTAGCTTTAAGATATAATGAAGCAGCACGACATACCATAACAACTGGATGGGATGTAGTAGATGATTTGATGGATGGTGGTTTAGCACCAGGTGAATTGGGAGTAGTTATGGCTCCTGCAGGCATCGGTAAGAGTTGGCTTCTTATTAATATTGGAGCAAATGCAATACGTAATGGCAAGAACGTTGTACACTTTACATTAGAGCTCAACCAAAATTATGTAGGACAAAGATATGATTCTGTAATTACAGGCATACCAGCACAGAATTTAAAAAATCATCAAGAAGATATCGAGAACAAAATGTCTCGTATCTCAGGAGAACTTGTAATTAAGTATTATCCTACAAAATCAGTAGGAGTAATGGCGTTAAAAGCGCACATTGAAAAATCATCAATGTTAAATAAAGCACCAGATTTAGTTATTGTAGATTATGCTGATTTGTTGAAAGTGTCAGCTAAAGATAAACATGAAGCGCTTGAAGAATTGTATGAAGAGCTTCGAGGTATGGCTGGCGAA